TAGACGGTACAAAGCTCTTGGGCCTCGGCACACGGAACAAGCTTTACATTCAAGAGGGCTCTTCGTACAACGACATAACACCGATACGAGCCACCACTGCTGCTGGAGATGTGACGTTTGCTGCGACCAACGAGTCCAGCACACTTACGGTTACAGATACTGGTCACGGTGCTGTCAACGGCGATTTTGTGACGTTTTCAGGTGCCGCAACCCTTGGAGGCAACATTACTGCGGCTGTTCTTAATCAAGAATATCAAGTTCTTACAGTACCCACCGCTAACACCTTCACAATTACGGCAAAAGACACCGATGGTGTGGCCGTCACGGCAAATAGCAGTGACAGCGGCAATGGTGGCGGCTCTGTTGTTGGAACATATCAAATAAACTCGGGGTTGGACGTGTTTGTAGACGGCACCGGTTGGGGTGTTGGCACATGGTCCTCGGGCACATGGGGATCTACGACGTCTTTGGGCGATTCAAATCAATTACGTTTGTGGTCAATGGACAACTTTGGTGAAGACCTGATCTCCAACCCGCGTGCGGGCAGTATTTACTATTGGGACAAGACAAACGGCTTGAACACAAGAGCCGTAGCTTTGAGCTCATTGGCCGGGGCTAACGCTGCGCCGACTAAAGGTTTGCAAGTCATTGTGTCGGATGTAGATCGACACGTGCTGGTGTTGGGCGCCGATCCGTTGACGGACGTTGCCGGAACAACCCGAACAGGCACGATCGATCCGTTATTAATTGCTTTTTCAGACCAAGAAAACGCAGCAGAGTGGGAACCTAGAGCAGACACTACGGCGGGATCACTGCGTTGTTCGGCAGGTTCAGAGATTATTGGTGGTCTAAGGGCCCGCCAAGAAACTCTTATATGGACCGACGTTGCGTTGTACAGCCTGCAGTTTATCGGCACTCCGCTTACTTTCGGACTCAATCTCGTCAACGAGGGCGTCAGCCTTATGGGCCCGAATGCCGCTGTAAATACCCCGTCGGGCGTGTATTGGATGGATAAAAAAGGCTTTTACATGTACAACGGCGGCGTTTCCGTTGTTCCATGCAGTGTGCATTCGTACGTGTTTTCTGACATAAACGAAGGTCAAGCCTTTCAGTTTTTTGCTTTTTTAAATAAGCAATTCAACGAAGTCGGATGGTTCTATTGCTCTTCCGATAGCGATGTGATTGACCGGTACGTGGTTTACAACTACTTAGAGCAAACGTGGAACATCGGACAGTTGTCTCGTACAGCGTGGTTGGACGAGGGTATCGTCGCGTTCCCACGCGCTGCGGGTGCAGATTCGTCGGTAAATTACCTATACCAACACGAAACGGGTAATGATAACGACGGTAGCCCGATGGACAACGTGTTTATTGAATCGGCTGACTTTGATATTGGCGATGGCGAAGAGTTTCAATTTATACGCCGTATGATCCCAGACGTTAAGTTCAACGGAACCGGCGGCAGCGATCAGGCTATAAATGTGGTGTTGAAAGCACGCAACTTCCCCGGCAGCACACTGACCACGGACCAGACCACTAGTTTCACGGCTACGACCACAAAAGTAGACATGCGGGCGAGAGCACGACAGGCCGCAGTGCGGTTTGAATCTGACGATGATGCCTCTACAGACGTGCGTTTGGGTGTCGGTTTTAGGTTGGGCGCGACTCGTTTAGACCTGCAAGCTAACGGTCGACGATGAGTAAGCTTTTACAAGGCAGACTTCCGTTTGCGGCTGGACAAGCCGTCGACTCCAACACCTATAACAAGGCTGTACGTTTATTAGAGATCAGTTTAGACTCAGTCGATCCGGATTCTACGCCGCAGTTTACGAATACGAAGAGGGACCAACTAAAATTCGCCACAGGGGATTTGATTTGGAACCTAACTTTAAACCTGCTGCAGGTATACGATGGGGCTAATTGGATCAGCCTGTCGCAAGAGTTGCCGTACACAACTGACCCCTTGGAAGCGCAAGGACTTGTAGGTAGTGTACAGGTAATAAATAAGGGCGCGATTGTTGTAACCGTCGGATAAATTATGGGACAAGCTGCACTTCAATACGACGAATTTGACGATATTGAACCGATAGAGGTTCCTGCTGGCGGTATCGCTTCGTTTTTGACCGCGACTGAGGGCTCTTGGGCCACGGACGACGAAGATGACTTGCCTCAAACGGGCATTGCCCAAGTCAAACGCGTAGCCGATCAATTAGCAACGTTTGGTCGTCACGAAGACGAATACATGATTCACGCTGCAGAAGGCGAAACCGTCATACCGATGGAGGTCTTCCGCAAAAACCCAATTCTTAAAGACCGTATCTTCCAGCAAATGCGCGACATGGGCATCGAGCCCGAGCGTTATGTGGTAGGTAACGAGCTTAACTCTCTGAACCCGGTCACCGGGCAACCAGAATTCTTCTTGAAGAAGCTGTTCAAGGGGCTTAAAAAGTTTGTAAAGAAAGCTGTCACGGTCGTATTACCGATTGTGGGTGCTGCTTTCCTCGGACCTTTAGGCGCGGCTGCCGGATCAGGCATAGCCACCTTGATAAATGGCGGTAACTTGAAGGACGCGTTGAAGTCAGCGGCGATTAGCGGGCTGACAGCCGGTGTGATGAACGGTATCAGTGGCGGTATGTCTGCTGCTGGTGAAGGCGGTAGTTTCTTCAAAGGCTTTAAGGCCGGTGCGGTTGGAGAGGGTGCGTTCACAAGAACAATAGGTGAGGCTGCCGCTGCCGGTGGTGCGCAAGCTGCTGAAGCTGCAAAAGCCGCATCGACTCTGGAAAGTGTTGCAGCATCTCCAACTGCCGCTTCGCAAGCGGCGTCAACACAGCAAGCTCAGTTTACTTACATGCCTGACGGGACGGCAGTTCCTGTAGAGGCCGTGGCACCTCCTCCGGTTATCGCATCAACACCTTTAGATCCTGCAACCGAAGCTGCTTTCGCTAGAATAGCTCCTCCGGGCACTACGAATGCAGAAATACGAGCTTTGGCTACCGGAGCACCCACCGCAAGCACTGCAGGCACTACAACGACTGCAGGTGCCGGTACGGGTTATTACGATGCGGGCAAGGCTACTTTTGACCCAGCTACAGGCACTACAACTACTGCGGGTGCCGGTACGGGTGCCGGTGCCGCAGCGGGCACAACAGCCTCTGCGGTGCCTACCGCAACTGAAGCGCCCGGCGTAATCGACAGTTTTAAAAGAACCTTTGGTATTGGCCCAGACCCCGTTACCGGTGCCGAAAGAGGCATGGACTTGTTTGGTGGCACGCGCGATTTATTCATGCCCGGAGCCGGTCAACGAGCGGCTATCGAGCGATCGGCTTTAGACGCTGGACTTTCTAGGGGCACTCCTGAGTTTACTAAGTTTGTTGCAGAAGGAATGAAAGCAAGTGCGAGTCTTGCGCCTAGCGCGATTCGCAGGTATGCACCGGGTATTGTTGGGTTAGCCGCGTTTGATTCTTTAACTAGAAAAGAGCCAGAAGATTTTAACGTTGCCGAGCAAGTAACCGGTTTTGATTATCTCGAAGGGCCCGAAGGCTATAAATACCGCCTCGGGCCAAACACCATGCGGTTACCCGCGAGTTACACGATTCAAGACGTTTCTGACCAATACAAACCTTTGCAAACTCCGGTTTATAAGCCTGTAGCCTACTCAGCAGACGGTGGCGAAATAGAAAACTTCCCTCGCATGAACGGGCGCATCGAAGGTCCCGGCACAGAAACCAGCGACGATATCCCAGCTATGCTGAGTGACGGCGAGTTTGTATTTACGGCAAAAGCCGTGCGCGGCGCCGGTAACGGCAGTCGAGAAAACGGAATGCAAAACATGTACGACCTAATGAGTAAGTTTGAGAGAATGGCGTAATGGCAGAGAATACAACCACAACGCAGATTGTCCGCGAAGCGCCAGAGATTGAAGCGTACAAAGCGGGTCTGTACGCAGACTCTTTAGACTACATTAAACGCCTGCAGGGCATCGATCCCGCAACCGGGCAACAGATTTTAGATCCCGAAACAGGGCTACCTACGGGTCCGGTCGCTTTACCAACTCAAGCCGTAGCGGGCATGACTGCCGATCAGATTGCTGCAGGCGATTTAATTCGCACCGGTATTGGCGGTTACGAGCCCTTTTTAAAGGGCGCTTTAGAGTCAACTCAGGCGGGTCAAGACGTTATTACCGCAGGCGCTTTACCCGGTATTGAAGCCGCACTTTTAGCTCAACAAACAGGTTTGGGCACGTTAGGTGAAGCGCAAAGGCTCGCCGCTGACACACGTGCGGAGCCGTACAGCTTCCGCGATCAGGCCATACAAGGGCTTTCTAGGGCGGCTAGTGACATTACAGGAGCCGCTGCTGGCATACCTTTACAAGTACAGGCTGCACAGCGTGGTCTTTCTGCTGCTGACGTATCTGCTCAACGTGCAGCTACCGACACCGCAACACGTTTAGGACTTGGTGCTGAACAAGGGCGGCAACTGGCTGCTGACGTAGGAATCGGGGCTCTTGGCACAGCGCAGGCGCTAGGCGGACAGCTTGGTGCAGCAACGCGGGGCGGTTTACAGACAGCCGGACAAACTCAACAACAGCTATTACGGCAAGCAGGCAGGTCTGCAGGCACCACTGCGGGTGCTATGAGTCGTTTGGGGTCAGCAGGGCGTCAAGCGGAAAGAGAATCTACTGTCGGACAGGCCGGTATCCTCGGATCACGCGGCGACATAGGCACCATAAGAACAGGACTTACAGACGCTGGGCAGCAGTTTGATCCTAGCGGTATAGCGTCTTTTATGGACCCCTACACGCAGCAAGTAGTTGAAGCCGCTCGACAAGAATCTTTACGTACCGGTGAACTGCAAAAACAACAAGCTCGGGCACAACAAGTGGCGGCGGGCGCCTTTGGCGGTTCCAGAGGTGCGGTACAAGCCGCAGAAATAGACCGCGCCACCAACGACCAGATTGCTCGACAAACTGCAGGACTGTTGAGCCAAGGTTATGGACAAGCACTGCAAGCGTCGCAACAAGCGTTTGAGGCAGGTAAAGGCCGTGAATTACAAGCGGCAGGTCTTGGTGGTCAGTTAGCGCAGTCCGAAGCAGGGCTCTCGGCTCAAGCGGCTCAAATGGGTATCAGTACACAGCAACTCAAGGCACAGCTTGCACAGCAAGCCGCTGGTTTGGGTCAATCGCAAGCACAACTAGGTATGGCTGCTGCACAACAAGGCGGTCAGTTGGGCATGGCTGCTCAACAACAGGCGGCTGCGAACGCGCAGGCGCAGGCACAAGCCGCACAGGCTGCTCAACAGCTACGCGGTTCAGTTGGCTTGCAGGCGGGTCAGATGGGACAACAAGCTGCGCTACAGGGCGGTCAGCTTGGTATGTCTGCAGCAGAAATGGCACAGCGCGGCGCGTTGCAAGGCGGACAACTCGGCATGCAGGGACAACAGTCACTAGCGCAAATGGCAGGACAAAGAGCCGATCTAGCGCGCGCAGGTGGTCAATTAGGACTACAGTTTGGTCAATTAGGCCAAGCAGACGTGTCACAACTGGCCGCATTAGCGGGTCAACAACAGCAAGCGGCTCAAGGCATTGGCGCGTTGGCGGGTCAGGCCGGTCAGTTAGGCGGACGTCTGGCTTCGATGGGTCAAATACAAGCAAGCTTGGGTCAACAGGCGCAACAACAACGCGCAGCCGACGTGTCTCAACTGATGGGCTTCGGCGGTACACAACAACAGC